AAAATCTTTTTACAAAGATACATAAAATAAAAAAGCACCCTGATTTGGGTGCTTTCTTGTCGATAGTAAAGGAAGGATTATATTATTAGTTCCAAGCTAATCCAGTTACAACGTTAGGCGGCGTTAATGTTGGCGCCGCATTTGTGTAAGACGTGCTCATTAAATCTACTAGAGCAGCTACAAAAAAGTTTTGCATTGCAACTCCTGTTGAATCGGCAGCGTGTGTAAGGGTTACCTTATCAGTAGCTGCAGCTCCTGCATAGAAAAAAGACGTTTCAGTAGTAGAGGTCTGTTCAATAGACTCTACCATGTTTGCGTTTAATACGATAGGAGTAGTAACTCCTGATTGCGGAAAATTGAAATATTTATTCATGATTATGAGATTACAACGTTAGTGATTACAGTTGGAGCTCCATCAGTAATGTCAAGAATAGATTCTGACCATTTTCCTTGAGCAACTTGAATTAATTTATTTTGAATATAGTTTATCATATTATATCCACTAGCTGTATCAGCACCATGAGTTATTGTTATGGTGTCGAACGCTCCTGTAGTAAGATAATTAACTATAGTTGTAGTAAAGCCGCCACCACCAGTGGAGACCATTACCATTTTATCAGCAGGCATAATTAAATTGCCATTTGCTGCAGTTTGTACTTTTAAAAATTTTGCCATTGTTAAAAAATTTAATGGGTTAAACAAGTTGTAAAGTTACGAATTTTTTGCTAACGCTTTTAAATGCTTATATGACTCTAAACCATCATCGCTTTCAAAGTATGAAGCTATAATAAACAATGGGTCTTCCCCGTATGGTATATTACACATCTTCTTTTTGTTAGACGCTGTGTTAAACCACACTTCTTTCTTATTATTTCTAAGTTGTATTAGATTTTTATCTAATATATTTTGTATAGTAGCGTTAAACTTAAGGGCAGGATCTTTTAATAAATTCATAAAACCACCGGGGTTTTGTTTTGCAAATATTAAAATATCTCTTCTTAGCTCAGCTGTTGTAACTTTTGATACATCATTTTGAAATAAAACTCTAGCTACGTTTTCAACCTGTTCAACTGTTAGCTGTCTAGCTTCTATTAAAGCATCAACTTCTAAGTTTAAGTCTTCTACTAATTCTGCAGCTTCTTTTGCTTTATTTACTTCTGTAAACACTCTTCCTTTTCCAGGATGTAAGTCCATGAATTTTTGTAAGACTTGATTATTTTTAGGAACGTGTAAGAATCCATCTTCAAATACAATAGGCTCAATGATAGCGTTATCATCTTGCTCATCTTGAAATGGAGAGTTTTGATTCCTGGCGTATCTCAAAGGTCTATTAAGACCAGTGTCTTCATCAAAGTATAACAACGGAAACCTTGTAGTATGCCTTGATGCTAATATCAAAGATAAAGGTGGTGTTTCTCTTGTAAGTTTATATTGTTTATCTACGAATTTAGGTGTAGATTTTTTAGGGGTAATTTTTACTGTGTCCGTTTTAGGACTTGTATTTTCTTTTTTCATTTGATTTAATTTAATTTAAAATTTAAAAAAGGGGCATATTGCTACGCCCCTTAAAATTAATTACTAGTCTTGGAATAAGAAGAAGTTGTTTGCACCTAAAGTACATACAGCTCTCTCAGACAAGAAGTTTACTTGCATGTTATCGATATCCGACGTTGCAGCACCACCAGCAGAGCCAGTAATCCAAGTCTTATATCTTCTGTCTTCAGTTTCTGAAGCTCTATATCTAACATGTAAGAAAGGTCTCTTAGCGTTTTTACCAAGAATTTGGTCATAAACACTTGTAGAACCAGCTGGAACTAATAGTCCATTGATTTTACCTGAACCTGCACCTGATGGTAAACCACCTCTCATTGTAGGGTCGTTTAAGTATTTCCAATCAGTTTTATAGAAATCGTATCCTCTTCTGAATCCAGAGAATCCTAAGTTCAATGCCATATCTTCGTCATTGTCAAATAGACCGTAAGAAGTACCACCCGCTCCATAAGAGTTTTGAGCAGCTAACATATCGTCCATATCAAAAATGAATTGTCTGTTTGCGAAAATTACATTTTCTTCAATAGCTCCTTGTTTGTCTAATCTACTAATGATAGAATCGAAATCTGCTAGGGTAGTTGGGTTACCACCGTCCCAGATATTTCCTCTGTTTGCAACAGCATAGAAGATACCATCAGAACCTGCGCCTGGATTAGCAGCACCACCTGCGCTACCTAAAATAGCAGCAGCACCTGAGTTTTGCTCAGCTGGTACAGCTTCAATCATAGCTGTTTCTAAATAGTCATCGAATCTTAATCTTGTTTCGTGCTCAGACTTTAAATACCAAAGGTAACCAGTAGCACCGTCTTCAGTAGTTACTTCTACCCATCCGATTTGTGCCATATCAGAACCAGATACGTTGTAAGTATCTTTAATGATGATTGGCTTGTTGTCGAAAATGAAGTCGTTAGATTCTAATGAACCTACCATACCTGCTGTTCCTTTTTTAAATTCTGAACCGTAAATAAATACTGTAACGTCTGCATTACCAACACCAGTACCTGCAGTTACTAAACCACCTGCTTCGTAAAAATCAGCTGTGAACTGTCCTTTACCACCACCGGCATTGTTTACTGCGCTTACTACTGCTTTGTTAAGACCTGAACCATCGTTTTGAACAACTACAATAGTTTGTCCTACTCTGACTACTTGCTCAGCAGTTGCTGGGTCAATTGCATCGTTTACCTGAAATACAGCTTGGTCAGCATTTAATATTGCTGCTGTACCTACGCTTGTATATTTCGTGTGTAACCTACCTTGCTCTGCCCATTTGATAAGGTCTGAGTTTGTAGGCATTTCCGCTCCTACCATTCTAAGGAATGAAGAAATCGTTCTATTACCGTATCTTTCAAATTCTTTTTCATACGTATCTGGTAGATACTGATTTAAGAAATCAAAATTTACAATATAGTTTTGGGCTGTTGGAGTTCTTTCTGAACTCGGAGTCAACGCGAATGTTGGCGTTGCTTTTACTTGTCCTGCCATGTTATATTATTTTAAATTATTATTACGTTTTTTTAATACTCTTAATTCGCAGTCCTTTGCTCGAAGGCTGAGAAACTGCTTTCACTTGAAATCCTGATTTAACAGAAACCTCTGGTGCGCTACGCTCACTCATGTTTATGTTTTTCGTTTTACGTATTACATCATCAGTTGCCTGGGATTTGCCTTGTTCATAAAAGAACTGTGCAAACTTTTCAGGGTTCATTGCAATTGCTAAAGAGCGGTGATATCCTTCTGCGTCTTTTAAATACCCATTGTTGTCCAAAAATTTATTTACAAAATTTAATGGAGTCTCTTGAGCTTTCTTAAGTTCAGAAGCACTGCCTGGAGTATAAACAACCTCGTTGTCACCTATATTGAATTTAAAACCTTTAAACTCGGTGTTAAAAACTTGATCACTTTTTTTAACAAACCATTCTCTTTTGTGGTTTGCTTGCTCCTCTTGAGTCTTAGCTGCCTCAAGATATTGCCTGTATTCAATTATTTCATCATTGTTAGCAGTGGCAGAACTTTCCCTTGACTCAAGGGGCTGTTTGTATTGTTCCTGCTGTTGTTTGAGAAACTTTTTTGCTTTGGCAATTTCTTTTTTCTTTGCTAGTTTTATTTTTTTAATTTCAGTTGGCTCATGAATTTCTTCATCAAACACAAAATCTTCCATTAATAAATCTATATCTTCTGAATCTAAACCTTCTTCAGTTATAGAGTAATATTCACGTAGCAAAGCATCTGGACCTAAGTCAGTGTAATCTTTTTGCAATTTTGCAAAATCACCAAAACCTCGTCCAGTTTCTTTTTTATACTTTAGGTAAGCAGCCACATCTTCAGGAAGCGGTTCGCTTTCTTCACGCTGGCTAACTAATTCATCAATAGAATTAATCTCCTTACCATATCTTTTTCCAATATATGAAAGAACTTCGTCTTCGTTTAATTCAGAAGGAATTTCCATTAGTGGAGGTTCTTCAACTTTAACCTCCTCAACCGGAGCATCCTCTGGTATACTTTCTTCTTTTACTTCTACATTTTCTTGAGGTTCTTCGACTTTAACCTCTGTAGTTTCTTGCCCAGTTTCTGACTGTTGCTTCTCCTCATGCTTATCAAGGAGTTCTTGTTCTATTTCTTGAGACGACTTTTCTTCAGCCGACACTTCTCTTACTTTAATGTCCATTTGATTTAATTTAATTTAATTGCAAAGTTACGTAAAATTTAAACACATTATCTTGGTTCAAACTCTGATAAATCAAAACCATCTAAACTATCCTCGTTAGATTCAAAGTTCTGTGGAGGTAAATTATTCTTTCGTTGAGTAATTAATTTTGATTGTTCTGTATTTTGTTGACTTATCCTATCACTTTTTGCTTTTTCTTTATCAGCCTCTCTTTGTGAAAGTTGTGTCTGTGTCATTCCTTGTAGCTGTAAGTTATAATTAAACTCTTGCTGCATTAACTGAGCTTTCAATTGAGCTTCTGCTTTTTGTTTTTCAATTTCAAAAGCTACATCCGCCTGTCTATATTGCATCTTAGCTTGAGTTTCAGCTTGTATTTTTTGCATAGCTACTTGAGCAGCTAACTCCTGAGATTTTAATTGTTGCTGAGTAATCATAGCTTGCTTCTGCATTTCCATTTGCTGATCTTGCTCTTGCTTAGCCTTACGTTTTACTTTTAGCAACTGATTCGCAAGTTTAAGATTTTTAATTTCACGTATATCAATAGCGTCTTCCAAGTTAATATCACCTTTTGATAATGCCATTTGAATATTTTGCTCAAGCATTGCTTTTTGCTCTTCGTCTGGAGACAATTCAATAAAGATTCCAAAGTCATATATATATAAATCAGATATTTCTCCAAGTATGCTAACATTGTATTTACCTATTTTGTTTACAAAATCATCTTTAAAGTCTGCGTATTCTAAAATATCCGCTACCCTGTAAGTTAAAGCCTCAGCTAACGTTCTATATATGTAAAGACTTCCATCTAATATATGTCGAGTAGCGGTATTAGAACTTAATGCTGCTAACTTTTGAACACCCACTAAAGCATCGGAGTTAGCAATTGTACCGTCTCTCGCTTCGTTTAAGCCTGTTACAGCTCGTATCATATCTAAATAATGGTTTAGGTTACCGATAAGCATAGAAGCCTTAGAAGCGCCTGAATTGCTTGTAAGCTGTTGTATTGGAACTTTACCTTGATTGTAATCTCCTTCTTGTGTATAACTTCTACCTATTACAGAACCTGTTTGGAAATATAAACGTAAAGCGTCTTCTGGATTATAAGCTGCTCCCGTCCCTAAATCTACTTCATTTAAACCATCTGCATCTATATAAACACCATCTGGTACTGTACGAGAAATAACTTGTTGTAATTTTAAATGAGTCATCTGAATTAAATCAGCATAAGGTATCATTCTTCTTACTAAAGATTCAATCACTCCTTTATACATCCTTGGTGCTACAGCTACATAGTTTGGAATAGCATGTTGCGATGACGACTTAGGCCTTACCATATTCCTAGCAAGCTCCCATTTTAAAATTATATTTGTCCCCATCACCATCACACCATCATACCAAACATCAATTGTCTTTTCTACTTTTTCAAAATTATTTTCCTCCATCATTTCATCTGGTGGATTAAAACCATCATCCTTTTCTATCATACTAATATTTCCGTTATCTTTTACTTTTTTCTTATAAACCATCTTCTTAGTGGTTTTATAATTAAAGTACATCAACGTACAAGTGTCACGATAGAATATATCGTTTTCGTAAAACTGTGCTGTATTAAAGTAATCATACCAACTCTGACTGTATTTAGAAATTGTATCTAAGTCATCATTTGTAAGAGTAGGGTCAATTTTCATTAACTCTGCAATTGGCACTGTTTTAATTTCACCCCAATAAAAACAATCTTTAAAATGAGGGTCTTCTGTATAACTATAAACTACATTAGCAGGGTCTACATAAGAAACCTCTACACCTGAACCAGGAAGAAACTGGTGTTTTGCTACAGCCATACCCGTCACCATCATGTCGTAATCTAATCGCTTACGTATATCATTATAATGATTCTCGGCAAACATTGTATCAATCGCCTCCTCTTCAGCAATCTCTATGGCTGGTTTGTAATTTAAATTCATATAAAGCGATAACTCTTCGTCGCTCGCTGGTAATTCATCAGGGTTCATTATAAAAGGATCAAACCCTGTATTTTTTTGTACAATTTCAAGAACGTCTTTTGCAGCCATCTGCCCTTCAATCATTTCTTGATATTTACTTCTTTTAGATTGAGATAATGCATCTTGTGCGTAAGCTTTTACTTTAAACAATCTATCAGACATTCCGTTTACAACAATGTCTACAAACTTTGGAATAATAGGAACTGGAGTCCAGTCTAAATTTAGATAAGATAAATCACCGTCAACGGCTAATTCATTTTTATATTTTGCTATGGATTGTTCACCTCTTGCATATAGGCGTAATCTATTAAAGTCCCTCCACTGACTATAGTATCTACATCCGTTAGAATCTTTACGAAACCATTCATATTGAATAGCCTGTCCTATTTGTAATCCAAACTCATCGGTTGCTTTCTCAGCATCAGATACGAATTGACTAGGGAATCCTACAGATGAAATGTTTATGTTTACCTCTTTCATCTAATTAATTCACTTAATGTTCCTTTATTATTATATGTTGCAAAGTTAAGACTTATTTTTGATTCTTTTTTCTGAGGCAAGTACACATTCTTTTGATTTGCCATAATAGCTAAACCTGAACTTATACTTGCATCAAACTTTGTTCTTGCGCTAATATCAAACCTTGCCCAATCCTCAAGCGTTCTTGTAAAACACATACTTCCCATCTCATCACCAGGTCTATAACCACCATCTAAATCAAGTCCAACATATTTCTCGATATAAGACTCTATGGCTGCTGCGTGTGATTGTTTTATATCTTCAGATGTATTGGGTATACCTCCAAGTTCTTTTTCTGTTTTAGAAAGTTTATTGTAATGCTTATCAGGTCTATTCATACTAAACCCTCTATAACCTCTGTTTTTAAAATGATATAAAAGCCTTGGTTTGTTATTCTCTACAAGAATTGGCATACCATAAAACACACAAGCCATCAATACTTCTTCAAAAAAAATCTCAGCTGTTTGTGGCCTTGCTACATATTCTAAGAAAAACTCATTACTTGGAGCTTCATCCATATTATATTTAGTTAAACCGTGCAATGCTCCATTAGATCCTCCACCTCCAACTGTTCCAGATATATCATAAGAGTCACAACCAAACGCTCCTATATGTTCGTTAGAAGGAAAATAAATTCCATGCTTAGAATACTTAGCATTACTTAAACCTTTCTTAGGTGTCCAAGAAACTTTAAATCTACCCCTAGAGTCAGGAGTCCATATAACTTCTGAATCTTTTATACCATCCTTCCAATAAAACCTACCTCTAGTCATGTGATGTTCTAATATTAAAGAATCATTATAATCAATTTGCTGATATATTTTAGTTAAGTTAAATAGTGATGATTTACTTTCATCTCTAAATGCGTGTGATTCTGTTCTAGGAAACTGTCTGTAAAATTCATTAAGTGCGTCAGCGTCTTTTTTAAGTGACTCTACTTCTGCTTGCCAATAATCAATTGCTCCATTTGTAATCCACTCATTATCTACTCCTCGTATTTTTTTTTCAGGCTTATAGAAAACAGGCATACCATATCTATCTATAAATCCTTCCATGTTCCATTCCATTGGAATAAAAAGTGAATACAGTCCAGATTTAGTTTGACCGTTTGCGTTTCTAGTCTCAACACTTGAGTCTTCAAATAACTTTTTAAAATTCTCACCACCTTTACTAAGCGCATTTGAAGTAGAACCCATCATACACTTACCGATTATCTTACTACCCAATCTTAAACAAGTCTTTGTTACACGCCAGTTGTTCTGAATATTGTTTGGTTTAAGCCACTTACCTGATTCATCGTGTACTAAAAGTAAAAGTTTTTCACCATCATAAGAGTTGTCGTCTGTATTCTTCCAGTCAATTGTAGTGTCAAGACCTGTTAATTCTTCATCCATTACCTCATGCATATTTTTTTTTGTAATCTTAGAGGCTGGAACTCTGAAGGCTAACTCTGTTTTAGGTTTATCCATACCATCTTGTATAGGTTTAAAAAAGAAAGGGAGTCTGTTAGCAATAGGAACAACTTTGTCGGTAAACATTTTTTTAGCATCAGAACCAGTCTTAGAAAGTATACCAACTCTTGAATCTCTAGCTAGCGTTCCTGTGTTTACACATTCTGATGACCCCATAAAAGAAAACCCTGAACGTCTTATCTTAAGATAATCCATTCCAAAACATCTTTTGTCTGCCTTACAAGCTTCCCAATAAATAAAGAATATTCTATTAGCTTCTCTAAAATCTGGATACCCTACATCAATACTTGTCCACTGCAGATACATATAATGAGAGCCTGTCATGTATGTTGCCTTCCCATTGTTATAAAACCAAAATCCCAACTCTCTTCTATCAAACTCAGACTCTATATAATCAACCCATTTGTTTTTAAACAATGAAGGCCTGTCGTTCCACTGAAATATAGAATTAATTCTTGATAAATCTTTAGGCAGCTCTTGTCTTTCCCAAAACTGGTGCTCTTTATTTTTATCTCTTTTAAATATTTCTTTAGGAGCTAGAGGTAAGGCGATTACTAATCCGCTTATAGATATTATATCTCCTATTTGTCCTGATTTAGAAATAACAACTAAATCATATTTTTCGTTGTAACCATAGAGCCATGTTTTAGAAGAGTTCTTTTTTTTAAGAACTCCACTAGGAACATAATTCTTTAAAACTTTATATAAACTACTTTGATCTTCTTTCTGCAAACCCTTGTTTTGTATTTGTTTTATCTACTTGTCCTCCAGAGTTAATTACTTCCTCCTCAACATCTATTTTATTTAATATCTCAAACGCATCAAATATAGCAAGCTTTTTAGTTGCTGCTGCGTTCTTTAATCTATCTGCCGCCAACTCATCATCAGGGTCAGGTTTAATAATGTCTTCTTTTGCAACTTTAATTAATTGCTCTACAGCTCTACGACCTGCGTGTATGATTTCCTTTTTTAATTCTTCTGAGTTCATAACTTGATTGTTATTTGATGGTCATACATTCTATATAATTTTTCATCGTCAACTGTAAACTCATACTCACTCTCAGGTTTAAAAGATATCCTGTCTCCAGGATTTACACCTTGAGAAGATAAATATTTATTTGCATATTTCATAATACCAATTAATGGCTCTTCTTTTCCAAGCTTCATTATAAACGATTCTTCTACAGGCACAGGTTTTACAAAACAATATCTATCGTGACAAACCCAATGGTCATTATGCTTGTACATAAAAAACTGGTCTTGTTCTATAAAAAACAAATTGTCTTTAAAAAAACTCTTACCACTTTTCTGCCTACCCTTCATATCATTATAAAACTTAAAAACATTGTGATGTACTAAAAGTAAATCTCCTACCTCTATTTCTCCATCATATCCAAGAGGTGTGGCCACAACCACGCCTTGTCTGTTAGAAGCTTTATGGTTTTCTTCAGAGGTGCTTGTAATAAAATCCATACCATCAATATTTTTAGTGTTGGTATATCTTTTATCATCAAGTGGTTTAACGATAAAATAAAAAGGTGACCTCATTAAAAGTTTATATTATATTCAATTGATACTGGCATATTAGAGTTGAACTCTTTCCAAAGAAGTATTTCTCCTTCTCTTTTTATCCAAATTTTTACACTGTCACTTCGCTCTACATATTGTATTAAATGAATGTAATACTTTCCTCCTAACACATCTTGCCCTACAATATAGTGCATAGCATCCGATTTATAGTTAGGCCCTATAGAGATTTTACGAATATCCATTAGATTAAATTTAATTAATACAAAGATATAAATAATTTACCTGCCTTGACCTCTATATTTTTTTTGGTAATACTTAGAAGATTTTAGTTTAGATGTTTTAGTTTTAGCGTGCACACCTGGCCTACGAGTTTTTGGTTTCTCATAGCGAAGCACAGACATTGTCTTAGCCATTTAATTAGATTTATTATTTAATTTTTCAAACGTTCTCATACCACCCAGTCCTAGCATACCTACAAGAACAGTTATTAAGTGTTCCATCTGCAGGGCAGGAGGAGCTGTTTCAGCGCCTACATACCAAACAAGCAGGTCTCTTATGATAAAGTTATATGCAAGAGCTATACCACATATCCATCCTATGAAAGGTCTCCAGCCAGCCACAAAGATTGTCCTGTGTTGCGCCTCCATTTTATTTATAGCAGTTTGCATTTCAATAAGTTTTTGTGGGTCTATCTCTTTACCTTTAATAAGCTCTCTTATTTCTAAGCCTAGACCATCTACACCTGAGTCACTAAATCCTAATAATTTTTTTAATAGTTTAAGCATAAGTCCAAATTACGTTTTGTGTTTTAATTGGGTCAGCATCTACATGTATAAATGTTTTTGCTATTCCAATGCGATTGAATCCAACCTCAAGTAGCGCTGATAATATTGCATATCTGTTCGCAGAGGATGATACATGTATGTCGGCAGCGAATCCTCTAAGATGCGACGAGTCCTCTTTCCCTCCCACTTTTGCATTATGTTTTGGAGTTCTGAAGCCGGAATTAATTTTGAATGGTGTCCCTGCAATTGTACGTGCATTGTCGAGCAGGCGGAGAAAATGCTCATCCATATTATTCCCACTGTCAGGAAAATCAGGCGAGTCAAATTCTTCATAATTAAAATGTTTCACTTTTTTTGTAAGAGTTGATATATCTTGATAATTGTATACACTATAGTTGCTAGCAAAAGTAGGCTTTGTAAAGCCTCATTAATTTCAGCTATACTTATTACTAAAACTGTTATACCTAATACTGTAGGTTCAAAGTCTAAATTCATCTTATTCGGTTTCATCTGTTACTGGTTCAACTAAATCCCAACTTTGAGTTTCCTCGTTCCAGGAATACATATTATCATCCTCTGGCATTGGCGTTGGGGCTTGCCAATCACTGTTATCGTCTAAAGACCAACTTGGGTAAGGTTGAGGCGCAACAAAGATATCACTTTCTGAGTCGTAGGTATAGCCTGTGCCGGCAAACTGTTTTCTCATAGAATGGTTAAAAGATGTTTGCACCCAGTTGGTGTGACCAAACAAAGAGTTACAAAACTCTATACCTTTGTTTTCATACTCAACGCCGTTAGCTCCTTTGAGCTCGTTGTTGTGTACAACAATAACTTGTTTTACTACGTTGTTTTCATCAAGTTCTGCAAAATGTGCCATAATTTTATTTTTACAAAGTTAATTAAATTTTATTTATGAGTGAACGTATGTTCCACTCCCTGTATAAGTTAATATTGTGTATGAACCATCAGTTGTTACAGTTGGACTTCCAGTTGTTACTCCTGAGTAATCTGTTGTGTTCATTCTTAGTATCGCAACTCCTGAACCTCCGTTACCACCACCTTGAGTGGTATAATTAGCGTTGTT